CAAACACCTCAGTCCCACTCTCAGGAGTCTTCATCGGGCCACGGCGGATGGCGATGTAGATGAAGGTTTCACCGTTCTGATTAACATAGTCATTGGTGGTAGCAGGTATGCGAAAGCCTGTAGCCGTTGGTCTTGGGTATTCAGTTTGCGAAGTATTCTCTGCTGAACTCACCTGCGCTTGCAGGAAATATTGAGATGTCTCAGACATGCCCCTCATGTTGTCCAACATTACCCAAACGCCGGCTTTTGTGGCATCCTTAATAAGAAGCCACTGCGGCTCCCAACCAAGATCAATTACCGCCTCTGAGCCATTACCCGTATAGCTCCCACACTTAATAATGTCCTGATCGCCTGTCTCACCAAACTCACCATCGCCATCGTTGTGGGCGAAGAGGTAGGCTACGTATTCTCTACCCGATACATTCACGTCCTCTGTAGAGTTATTTCGATCACCAAAGTAAAGCGTAGTGGAGCTTGGGGCTTTTATGCTGTTATCTAAGCTAGTCAGTGCGTTTGTGCTATTAAGAAGCAGGATAGCATTTCTTACTTTCGCACCTTCCGTCAGATCACCATTGATAGTGCCTGTTGAACCTGTGGCCCCTCTGTGCCAGACAACCCAGTTGTTTGATGTGCTAGTAGACTTTATGGCTACCATACCAGGCTTGGAGCCAAGATTATGCGCTAACTCTCTAGTGTCAGTCCCATCCCCAGTGTAAGTCACCACATCAAAGAACTTGAATGTCCAAGAGACGAAATCGTCATTTGGACTGTTTGATTGATCTTCAAATCCTAAAGTAAAACCGTCCGTATTAAATGAGTTTAGATGATTTGTTTTTGACTTTGAATCAAGAGTAGAATTAGTATAAAGTAATTGATTGGCCCCGCGCTCTGTATCATATATACCGTGAAAACTTGAATTTACATTGGTCCTGCTTTTAATCCAAACCAACCCGCCTTCGCCATCTAGGTCAATGCCGTTGGTGATCGTCTGCGTGGAGCCGTTACCAGTATACAAATGCGTTGAGAACACTTCCTCGACATACAGTCCCTCACCTGCGGCGTTACCTGCGGCGGCTTGGATAATCTTCTTTGCGCTACTCATTATGCGAACGCCTGTCCTGCTACGAAGCCATAATAATTTGTGCCACCGTCAGTCGTGATGAACACAAAGTAGTCTACGCCATTGGCATCGGCTGTCAGAGTCGGAGCCGTTGCGGCGGCCCAGTCTACGCTTGCAGGCCATGTGATTGTGTAACCTGAAGCACTGGCATCCTGCACAACCTTCAATGTAAACGCAGAAGCCTTGCCAGATGCGGCAGGGTTGCTGAAGGTGTAGGTCACATTTTCGGTAAGAATGTGGGTAAAGTTGTCACCAGCTTGCAAGTCGAGCGTGGCGGCATTGGAAGATGACGTGATCGCGGTTGTTTCGCTGATCGTGCCATTGTCAAACGTAACCACGCCATTCGCATCGGCAGTCACGGCTTTGGATGCTTCGGTGGTGCCAAGTGTGGTGATGTCAAGGTAGTTTAGCTCTGCGGTCGTGGCAGTAACACCGTCCAAGATGTTTAGCTCAGAAGCATCGGCAGTAACACCTGTCAAGTCACCCGGTGCAATTGTAATTGTATTATTTGCCGCTACAATTGTCTTATTCGTCAGCGTTGTTGTGCTAGTCGCCGTGACGAAATCTGCGAAGGACAACTTACCCGACCCATCCGTCGTGAGGGCTTGGCCACTCGTGCCATCCGCATCAGGAAGTTCGAGTGTGTACGTCGCACCGGCGCTGTGGGGCGGACTCGCAATCGTAATACCGTGTGTGTTGACCTCACAATTGAGCACGATCTTTGCAGAGTTGTCATTACCGCGGAATTCATAGACACCCGTACCATCCGCCGCGAGTTGTACGTTTCCGTTCGTATTTGTAGACGACAGCGCGTTGGCATCCAATCGCAGGTTGTCCACGTCGAGTTGAGCAACGGTGTAACTACCAGTCTCATCGAGCTTGGCCGGTGTCACCGCGTCGTCGGCCAACCCCGCCGTATCAATCTGCGGACCTTCCCCTGTCGTGCCATCATGGCTATGACCCGTGGACGCATTGAAGGCGGCGACAATGGCATCAAATTCGCCGTCGAGATCCGAGGCGTTGATGACGTTGCCATCCGCAATGTTGTTGCCCGTATCGTTACGAACGTATCCTGTTCCCATGTCTATCTTCTCCCATATTGTCCGTATTGTATGACCACAGAGTCAAATGCAAATGGGGGATCGGACGACTCCCCCTCAAATAACAAACTAACTACGTCACCCGATCCGGTGACCTTGGCTTCGACAACGTATCGGATTGTTCCACCAAAGTTTCCCGACCCGTAGGTAGCCGACCCGTAGAACGACGCACCCAAGATGGAACTCTCGATATCTACGGGAGGTGGTTGGATAGTCCCGAAGTTGTCAAAATCATATTTCAACGACAGAGAAAAAGCGTAAGAACCCTCCGGATCGAGATACACATCCACCGAATGTACCGTCTTGCGTGTCACCGGGTCGGATATTGGTAAAAAAGGCGTCGCAAAACTAAACGGCACGGCTTCTCCATCGAAGTCGTTTGCCGTCTCTAGCTCGTACACATATCCATCTGCGTTTGCGAAGTAAAATACTTCCTCGTCGTCAACGTATTCGCTGTATGCCACGTAGGCGTTGATACCGCGAGTCTCTGCCCAAGATATGGGGGTGCCACCCTGTTGTGCAAACTGCGTCGCAATGATACCCCGGGTTGAGTCGTTGGTAAAATTTGAGTTGAACCCAAAGATGCGATATTGGCTTTTGTCCCGCATGACCATCGCGTGAAACGAACTACTAAACCGGAGAAACTCCTGTACCTCATCTTGTATCACCTTGGATACGACACCGAGACCAAAGTCGTTGTTACGATCCGTGCCGCTCAACAGACGTAAACCATCCGGGCCCAAGAACATCACGTCGCCACCAAATTCTAGCGCCGTGTCAAATTCTACACATCCGAGATCATCTGTGATCGGCTGTACTTGGAAGTCGGACAAGCTCGAACCGGTCAAGACTTTGATACTTCTCTTTGTGAAAATCACAAGTTGGTCGCGAAATATGTTCAGACTTGTAATTCTATCTTCTAAAGTAATTGTACCAGCGCCAGATGCTGGTGTAAAGTCTGTTTCATCAAAGGGCGCGGTGAACACCAAGAAGTTGTCTTCGGCGATGAACAGGTGATTCTTGTATTCCACACCTAACGTAGCGCCATCCACTTCCGTTGGCGCACCGGTGAGGCGAGAGAGCGTAGTGCCATCAAACACCAAGGGTTTGTTTGTGTCGTCGAACACGACCAGCTTTTTGGTCGCTCCGAACTTGATCTTTGCAAACCTAACTTTGCCCGTGCCACCGAGTGTGATACCCGTACTGGAGAATGTGGCATTGTCCGTGACCTGTGTCCACCCCGATCCGGATGACTTGTAGAGGTGCGTGTTCCGGGCGGCAAACACTTCCGTCTGGTATTCGTGGACACCACGGATCAACCCCGTTCCGGTTACTTCGTTCGCGTCGAACTTGTCAAAACCGCCGATCTTCTTATAGCCACCACTAATGGACGGTTCGAGATTTACCAAGAGACGGGCAGAACCCGGTGCCTGTAGCCCGTGCTGTAGGGTAGGAAGGTTTGTTATCAGACCCCCTTGAAACTGAACCGGAAATGTCTGTAACCTATCCGGCATATCCGTTACACAGCCCTGATGTAAAAATACTCGTTGGTTAGGAGGGTTCGCATGTCTTTGACACCCTCATCGAACTTTCGTTGAGCGATTGTTGCCGACTCGAGGTTGTCTCGAAACATGTAGACGTAGTACATAGCTCCATCCACGATGACGTGGCGGAATCGTTCAGGAATGCGTGGCACGTCTGTCGAGTTGATCAAGTCTACCGGAATTGTGAAATATTCAAATGTCAGCTCGTAGGCCTTGTCAGGGAACGGATAGAGTATGAACTCCTCCGCTTGGGATCGGATGATACATTCGGGGATACTACCCTTGGAGGTATCCGTCTCGTCTTCCTGATCGATGTATAGGTCTACATACTCGTCGTACGACAGAGGCTTGAGGCGACGTGCGTTGCCCACATCGAGGGTTGTATTGCGACGAATCCGAAAGGTCTCAAAGTCCACTGCCTTGGTGTCAAAGGGTATCGCGTATCGAGCTACACCGGCAGATAAGGTCATCGTCTCTTCGGCGTGGTTGAAAGGCCAGTAGAATTGTGACTGGTTAATGTGACGCATGGAGGAGTTGATTGCCTCTTTTATTTGCGTGTAGATGGATGTCGCACTACTGAAATTAGCAGAGGTCAACTGAGTTTCGTTGAGGCGACCACATACGTCGTTGACCAGTCCGATATAATCGTAGCTCATTGCTCTTGTACCCTCATCTTGATGTTGCGCTTCGCCACGGCATTGGAGGGGCTCATTGTTATCTCACAAAAAATATCGTACACCGTGTGGTTCGTGCCCATGCCAATCTGAATGGTGGCAACGGTGTTGTTGTTCGTGGCACTAATGAGCTGTAGGTTGTTAATGATGTTGGTGGGTATCCAAGTCTGTTCGACATCGTTCTCATCGACGATGGACCACACGACGGAAGAAATGGTTTCAGATCCGAGAAATCTCGACCAGTCGATGCTGTAGTCGAAGAAATCGTCCGGATCTTTGTTAGGCCATTTTAGAGACATGCTATGCTACCTGACTCGTTACGTACGCAATCCTGTTCTTTTGAGGACGTACATACACTTCTCTTCGATGATCACGATCACCTATTGCTATGGGGTTGTCTTCACCCGTCTCGGTTGTCGATCCGGCGGCTCCCGTGCCACCCACACCCGACACAAAGTGACGTATCTGCTGTACAGATGTTCCGATGGATACGACAGAAGGCGTGTCGGCAATCTCAAATGCTATGTTTTGTGACGTGGAACCGAGTGTCGCACTGAGCTGTTGATCCGTAAGATTGACACTGATGTTAGCATCCGGGGCTGTCAGGGCCGATGTCGCACCGACGCCTGATATGCTGGCAATGCCGGTGGCTACCGCTACGATGTTGACAGTACCTAGAGATGTCTGTGCCGCTACTGAATCTACGGAAATCGTGCTGGTAGAGCTTAGGGTTAGAGTGCCGAGTGTCGTGGCGGACCCGACACCAGATATCCCCTTTTCCACATCGACGATACCGTATCGAGCCGTGCCGTAGGTGCCCAGACCGTAAATTGCATCGTCGGAAGAAAAGATTGCAGGAAGATCTCCTACGACCCCGTACTGAGCAACCCCAAATTTACCAGCTCCGTATATAGCACTGTCTGAGCCGTAGAAAGACATCTCCGATCTCCTACGTTATGCGATGCGGATGATGGCGTTGCTAGAATCTGCTGTTGGGAATTGGATTGTCAAGTCACCGGCTACGGTAGATACCGTGCCACCGAAGTCGATCACAGCGATCGCCGCGTTGGATGCGCTCGCATTGTAGATGATGCACCCGTCAGCAGACAGAGTGGTCGAAGAAAATACTTCGTCGGTAAAGTCCACGATGGCAGTTGATCCGTCGAGCGTGATCGAAGCACCATCCAAGCTCTGACCACCTGCGGAGTAGCCCGAACCTGATGCCTCATCAGAGTTGCCTGTGACATCGGAGTAGTTGGTTGTGGATGCGTTGTAGGTGCCGGTAGGGCTCTCCTTGATCAACGCAATCTTGATGTCGTCCGTGTCCAGATCATGGACACCGCCGAGTAGTTCAGTTTTAAATGAATTGCACATCGCTGTGGTGATGGCCATGGGTTCCTCCTGAGTTAAGTCGTCTTACGATAAGGCTTGGTTTTCTTAGCAATTTTCTTTGGTTGTTTGCTAACTTGCTTACCTGCCTTGGTAGCCTCACGTTTCTTTTTTGTTGTGGCGGCGTACTCTTGAGGAGAGAGAGCCTCAATTGCCTTCTTGGGCAGGTACCTCTCTCCAGTTGCTTTGGGGCCTTGCGTGGATGGTTTACCGGACTTGGTTTGCCAGTCTTGCTTCGTCCATGATTTCAGGGAACGTTGGCTCTTCTTCAGTGCCATTTGTTTCTCCAAGGATAAATTTGGTTAGGCCGTCGACATCTCCGGCAATTTCGTACAGGGCAACGACCTTGTCATCCGCGGCGATCCAGTTATCTAGGGCTTCGTCGATGATGTCCAAAGACTCTTCATCCCAGTTGCTGGCGTACCAATTGATGACGGTTTCTGCTTCTTTTTTTTCTTTGTTGTAGCGAAACTTGAGTGCATCGAGAACCAACTTTTGCATGGTCATCTCCCTGTAGGTTGTTTGAGCCTACCTACTATTGTAGAGAGATGGGTCAGTTGTGTCTAGCTGTAGATTTACTCAGTCGCGGAAACCGCCGCCCTTCGCTTTATACTCTTTAGCAAGCATCTGTGCCTTACGTGCTGACCACTGTCCCGGCTTACCACCTTTCCCCCCTGCTTTAATTTTATTAAAAAGGTTCTTACGCATTGTGGGCTTTGTGTAGTTACCGGCTTCGTTAACACGAGATGTTGTTTTACCGCCTTTTGCATATCCTGTCGGTTCTTGCGCCGTTCGTGCCGCCGTTCCCGGATTACTTGCTTTCTTCGGTTTCGGCGCTGTCTTTTTTGCCACGCCGCTTCTCGTAGCCTTCTTGGTGACACCGAGCTTCTCCATAGCTTTTTTTGTTTTTGTGGTCATTGGCATGGCTTACCTCACTGGGTCTGGAAAAATTCTTCAACAGTGGCAAATGTGTCGATACGTGGTGTGTTCTGATTGGATGGGGTAACTTTCATTGCATCACCCGGCTCAAAGACAATAAATCCATCGGAGAACTGTATAAATTCTCCATCACCCAAGTTCTTTGCACCTAAGATAAAAGCACTTGTACCATCGGCACGATCCCACTCGATGTCTACTGTGCAGTTACCACCGGATGTGTTTTTGACAAAGAGAAGCGACATATACGCTCTAACGTTGGTGGGGCAGGTGTACAGAGTATCCTGTTGATCTTGAACAGTAGAAGTGAGATTCACTGTGCGTGCTCTGCCTGTTTGTGATGAATTGTAGAAATATCCCACAGATAATTACCCTTTTTTAAACTTTCCTGCGGCACGTTCTTTTCTAATGATTTCTGTAGCCTCTTTGTTAGACTTACCCTGTTTTCTAAGTTCTAATGCACGGGCAGTCATCCTGTCTGCGATTGTTTCTGAACTGCGCTTACGAGAAGAGTTATTAGATTTTTTTGGTGTATTCTGTTGTTTTGCAGGTGGGCGCTTGTCCGTGCCAGAATCGGGACGTGGACGAGGGCGCGGAACACTTGGTTTGTCTGTGCGTTTTTTTGCAGGTGGACGCTTGTCCGTGCCAGAATCGGGACGTGGAAGGGGACGTGGAACACTTGGTTTGTCTGTGTTAGAATCAGGACGTGGACGGGGGCGCGGAATACGAGGCTTATCTGTACGTTTTTTGGCAGGAGGACGTTTGTCTGTGCCAGAATTTGGGCGAGCTCTTGGACGTACCCTGCTGTCTACTAATTTAAGTATATCTGTTGGTTTCTCACCAAACATATAGTTTACTTCTTTTACAGCTTTTTCAGGAGACATATCATCATAGTAAGTCAATAGTCTCTTCATAAGGTCAGGCCTGTCACCGCCTTGATTTTTAATTTTGTAATGACTCAACAACTCTCTAAGATCACTGACAGCATACTTAGATAAAATCTGTCTTAACGTTGCCATAACTCTTTCCCTATGCTGTACATTTACCAGTTCTTACAAGACCAATAACGAGCAGTGAACTTATCTTTTGCCGTGTCACATTTGTGACGAGCACGGAAGCTTTTGCGCCTCTCCGGATCGTCTTTCTTGATTTCCATATTCGGGTCGCCAAACCTAACCAGCTTTATCTGATCATCCTTTTTAGCCAGCACAGCAAACTTTTTAGGACCATCGGGTGTGCGCTTGGGTTTGTTGAAACCGGGGAAGGTTTCACCACGATACTTAATCCGACCCGATGAGAGTCTTTCAATATCTTTGGTACTGGCCATATAGGTTACCCCCGGCAGGTTAGATCTGCGTATATCACATAAATAATAACTTGTAAAGAAAAAAAGAAAGAGGAGAGGCCCCGAAGGGCCTCCCCAAAGGGTTAGGCAAATGCGGCGTCGCTTGGAGCGGCACCGATTGGAGCCATGATTGCAAACACGCGAATCACACCATCGAAGGTTTCGGTGTTAGCAGTCACGTCCAAAGTATCGGCAGAACCATAGAACTTTGGAGCCATATTGAACTCTTGATTGGTGCCGGTTGAATCCACAGCAGATACGAGGTAGTCTGCGGAAGTGTCGTCACCGAGATCGAGAGAAGCGGACGTAGCGTCAGCAGTCGTAACCACGATGCCGCCACCCAATACGAGGGTGTTGGCTGGGATTTCGAATGCTTCAACGGAGTCAGCAGTGGTGAGGTTGGTGGTTGAGAAGTCGAGTACGACCTCTGCAATGTACGCCTTCTCACCAGCAGGGATGCCAGCGGCACCATTTGTGATTGTATAATCAGTCATGATCTATGGCT